AGAGAATTGCCTCCAACAGGTGGAGGTTTCCTTTGAGCTAAGAACACACATGAGGCAGTACCCACGACTTACATGGGAGCAAAACCGACTTGCCTTTTTAGACAGGTCGGCGGCGGAGGAAAACTGTCGTAGCCAAATAAACCAGTCCGTAGCTAGTAACTGCGGTGTGCAATATGATGTCCTTGAATGCACACTGAGCGTGGAGTTGCAGACTAAGGCCACCCGGGCGTTCCCCGAAGTCCGTATTTACGGAAGGGTAAGGTTGCCACCCAATACAGGACACACGGATTGTCAGTCTGAGCAGACTTTTGATCCCGGCAATCAACAGCTCGCTACACAAACAATAAGCGATGGTGCTAGCGCACCAAACCCAGAGAGGATGGCCCCCGATGAAGGGCTCGGAAGCAGTGTTAGTCTCAAACAGGAAGTCGTCGATTTCATGAATGAGGAGAGCACAACCCAACAAGATGTGACCGGCGAGATGGACATGAACGTACACCGTGGCATTGATGCGGGGCTGGGAGAGTATCTCAACCGCCCCGTAAAAATTGTCCAGTATTCATGGCCCATAGGTGCACCAGCGGGGTTGCTGGTGGCCTTTGAGCCTTGGAATTTGTTCTTTTCCAACGCGGCGATAAGAAGGAAGCTCGAAAATTTCGGGTTCATCAGGTGCAATTTGCACTTGAAGTTCTTGATAAATGCATCACCGTTTTACTACGGTAGCATCGGAGCTTTCTACGAACCGCTGTTCACGACAGGAAACAATAGATTGGGCGCAACAGTGGCGTATGCCCCCGGGAGTCAGGTTTTGATATCTCAGCGGAAGGGAGTGTTTCTGGATCCCCAGAGCATTTCCACCGCTGAGTTGATTTTACCTTTCCTCCATTTCAACGATTATGCTGATCTCACGTCGCAAGCTGACATTTCTGGTCTGGGACAGATCCAGTTTTATCAGTTTGCTTCGCTTAGGTCAGCCAATGGAGTGGTATCTGGTGACGTCACGGTTAACGTCTATGCGTGGGCAGAGGGCGTTGAACTAAGTGGTGCTACGGCGAAACTAACACTTCAAGCTCGGAAGGATGAGTGGGCGACAGGCCCAGTTTCCCGACCAGCTTCGATAGTGCAAGGTGTTGCTGAGCGTTTGCGCGACGTTCCTGTGATCGGACAGGTAGCTATGGCGACTTCGACGGTTGCGGGAGCAATTCGGAACGTGGCGAGCTTCTTCGGTTACACTAACCCTCCCGTCATAACAGACGTGGAGGGCGTTAAGCCGGTGAGCTTCCACACTTTGGCCTCAACTGAGCAACGAGAGCCCATCAATAAACTCTCGTTGACAGCGAAGGCAGAAACGTCTGTTGGAAAGTACCCTGGAGATGTAGACGACGACATGCTTGCTTTGGCGAACTTTGTTGGTCGTAGAAGTTTCCTGTGTGGTACACTCTGGCAGACGATAAACAATGAGGATGACATTTTGTTCACTTCGTCGGTCGTTCCAACGTTGTTCGAGATCGGGGGTACGCCACGGTGCGTGTTCCCGACACCTGTTTCATTTGCGTCAGGATTTTTTGACAAGTGGAGGGGAGACATTGTCTTCACCTTCCGTGTTGTGAAGTCTAAGTACCATCGAGGCAGGCTGGCGATATCATTCGATCCTTTGAACTTGTACGCCGGTATGCCAGCTACAGGGGTGGCTACGGTGTACACAGCGATCTTGGATCTGGATGAAACGAATGAGGTGTCAGTGAAGGTGCCTTACGCTCAGGCAGCTCCGTTTCTTTATGTGCCAGAGACAGGCACTGCAAAGCATTGGAGCAATACGTCTGGGTCGCCTACTGTGCAGAATCCTGTTGGAGTTTTCTCCAATGGGACCATACAGGTCCGGGTTTTGAACCCCTTGACAGCACCAGTGTCGACATCAAGCGTTGACATTTTGGTGTTTGTTGAAGGTGGTGGCAACTTTGAACTTGCGCAGCCGAGCACAGTGTATCCTTCACACTCACTGATGGTGTTGCAATCTAACACAACAGTTTTGGGGACGGAAGCGGACTTATCACAAAATACGTATGCTTACGTGTTTGGTGAGAAATGTCCCTCCCTAAGACAGTTGTTGCACCGCCAAAGCGTGGCCTGGCACACGATAATACCAAGCGCGGTCCTGACTACACAGCAGCTGCGTGAGATTTTTATTCGTGTGCAGAGGTTGCCACGTCCCCGAGGCTTCACTGCAAACGGGACAGAAAATGTCGAGCCCATGGTAGGTGTGGGAACCAAAAAGGCGTTTATTTGCTATAACCATCCACTTTTGTGGGTGGCTAGCTGTTTCGCCGGATACCGTGGCTCGGTCAACTACACTTTCAATCTCAATGCTACGGCTAACGCCATAGCTCCTGTTGGAAGTGTCTGCATATTCAAGCCTAGCGACTTAGGACCTTATGTTACCAATGAAGGGACACTTAAGGCCGCCAACATCAACGAAACGCATTCACGCGCCACCCAGTTTCTGACTGGTGATGGCGAGTATGCTAACGGTGGAGCAGGCGGTCTCGTTCTCACGAACCAGCTAACTCAAGCTGGTTTGATGGCGAACCTCCCGTATTACAGTCGGCGCAAGTTTGAGCCCATGAACCCGTACAATTTGTACGGGAGCGTGGGAGAAGCGAGCGACGATAGTTACATCATGAAGTATCGAAGGACCATTTCGAACCTCGGTGTGGACAATGTAGTTGACGTTATTTGCGGGTCTGGACCCGACTTTGACGTCGTCTACTTTCTCAATTGTCCACCTATGTTCGAATTAGTTGGTATGGTTCCTAGTATCACAGGCTAGGAAAAACAAAACAAACGCTCCCCGTCGAGGGAGGGAGGGATACGGCCCCTCCGCTGCGCACCCAACGCAGTCTACAGCGCAAGGCGTAAGCTTAATATCTACCATAAGAGTTTTTAAGTTGCCCCTTGTGGGGGCAATGGAATTTTGCTCAATGGTCGTAAAGTTTTATGTT